ATAAAACTAATAATTTTAGATTAAAATTATTTTTTTGTAAAACCCTCAAAGCAGAAATAAATAATTCTTTAAAGTTTTTTCTATATAAAGGCTCGCCTCCTAAAATAGATAGTTGTTTTGTTATTCTTACTTTTTTGATTACATTATCTAAATCATCTAAAAAGTTTTTATCTTTTCTTTCTATATCATCAGTAAGATCACTAAAATGATTACAACCTGCACAAGCTAAATTACACGAATGATGTATATGTATATCAACAATATCAGTATGGTATTTCATTAGTAAATTATCGTCTTTTCTGCGTCTACTTTTACAGGTTTGCATGTAGCTCTATAATTCATAAAACCACTAGAGCCATCTGGCACTTCAACTTGATCGTTTATTCTAGTTGCGTAATATATACAATCATCAATACTTCTAAAATAACTAGTATCTACAACAGTAAGCCCTAAATAAGTAACAAGGGCAAAAACTAAAATCATTTAGGTTTCTCTTGATCTTTAAATCGTGGCCTTTCTCTTTGGCTCAACTGCTTAAAAAAAACTTTCTTTGCTGCTTCTTTATTGTGAGTATTTCTAATTAAAATATTAATTGCTTTATATCCATCTCCCATAAACATTAATTTATCTTTATAATAAAGCTTTGCTTTAGTAGCGTTATCAAGATCTAGGATAAACTCTTCAATACTATAAATCATTTTTTTATCTGGTTTAAACTATCAATAATATCATCGATATTAGGTTCAGGTTGCCCTGGATTATATACACACTTGTAGCTATTAGGGCAGTTTTTTTCATACATTAATTCAAAGGTTCTATTACCTCCCCTGTAAATACAGGCTTGTAAGCCAGTGTGTTTTGATTTAACTCTTTTAGCTAATCTACACGTAGTATATTTTTTAACATCATTATTACTACGATTTATTAATTGGTTTTTAGTGTATTGTTTTTTTGTACCATACTTTGGATCTTGAGGTTCATATATTTTACCTGCAGCATGAGTAACAATAGTCAACGCAGATGTAGAAAATATAACTATAAACATAGATATCCACGTTTTCATTAGAAAAATCCTTTACTATAGTATATTAAACCTTAAATTTGGATGATCTGGATAATTCACAACTACGGGTCCTTCTGGGCACATGTAATCTATGTGTACCAACAGTGTTGCTTCTCCAGGTGGAATCATATGTTGATGTTCTTTGTCTATGGTAAACGAGTATCCAAACTTGTCTACTTTGTCGCTTGCAGGTCCAGAAAATTTAGCAATGCTTGGTGTTGCTGTGTGAACCATATACTTGCTGTCTTTGACTTCAAGTCTAAATCCTTCAACCTTACAATCATCTCTGTGCTTTTCACGGGCAACGATAACATCAAACGTGCCATCTCTTGGACCGTCCGATACTTCAAAATGTTCTGGTGCCCAGGTTAGTATGTCCTTGCTTTCCAACTTGTCCCAAAGCGTGTATCCGCCCCCTATTAATGCAAAGGTTGCAGTTACTATACCAATACCTTTTGTTATATTTTCTATATCAAAACTAAACATAATATTATATTAATCCTCGTGCCTTTAAACCAAGACTTATTAACCAAACTAAAAATCCGCCCATAACTGCTACTCCCATAATAATAGCAGAAATTTCAAGTACTTTTCTTCGTTTCTCCTCTTGTGCATAAATAGCTTGTTGACGTTTTTTTCTAATATCACCTTCAGTTTTAAGTAGCTCATCCCAAGCACTTATACCACGGGTTAGTATTATAATTTGTTTAAGCTGTGCTCGCATATCTTCGGCTTTTTTCTTTGCCATAAAAGTTGCCATAGCTTCTTCTTCAACAGAGCCTGATGCAAACAGTTTTTTAAATAATGGAGGATTCTTTGCGTACTCACCCGCTTTATCAATATCAGAGGCTGCTCCCATCCAACGACCTAAATCGCCAGCCATAGATTCAATATCGCGTCCTACTTCAAAACCTTTTTTAATTGCGTTAAACGCAGTAGTGGCAGCGGCCAGTGCTGTAACTGGATCAATCAATTTTTTTCTCAACTTTCAGAGGGGTATATTAGGAGTATAACAGATTTATAAAAAGAGTCAAATTTTTGACTCTAATAAGATAAGAAATATAGAATTAAAAATAATATAAAATAAAGTATATAAATAAGCATGGCGCATCTCCTATAGTCATTATAGTCGATGATAATGAGATGTCAAATTTTTGACACTTATAGTAGCGTCAATAATTTGGCGTTGTCAATATTTTGACACTATTTTTTGTCAGATTTTTGACTGTCCTCAGTAACTGCTTTTTCATAATAAACAATAATTTCAGATTGTTGTTGTAGGTATCTTTTAATTTCGGCAATATTTAGAGCAAGATTTTCATAGTCTTTCATGCTAAGTGCAACAAAAGCAAGCTCACCATAAATTTCAGTAAATTCTTTTACAAACTCTTCATAATTATCTTTAGTTACTACAAATATTCTAGTATCAGTTAGTTGTACTGCTTTTGGGCGAGTTACTGTTGGTATCTTTATCTTTTGTACCTGGGTCACTACTTTCACTTGCGGTTCCGGCATCAAGCGGCTGCAACCACTTAGGAAGAGCAGGCTGGTCACTATTACCAGTATCGCCCATAAACTCGCGCCATAATTTTGCTGTTGCGCCATTCATTTTTCCTTCTAGCACTTTTGCATCTCTAAGTGCCTCTACTATTAAATTTAGTTTACTTAATTTAGACCTAAGCTCATCACCATAAGATTCAGCTTTTTGAAGGTCTTGTTGTAATTTTTTGTTTAATGCAGCTGATTTTGCAATATCTTGTTGCAGAGCTTTTGTACTAGCTTCAGCAGTATCAACTGCAATTTCTAATTTTAAGGTGTTCTCACGTAGAACTTTTATTGTATTCTGCGTATTTGTATAGTAAGACTTAGCGGCATAACCTACACCGCCTAGTAATGATACTACAATAACAAGAGCATAGATTTTAATCATCAATTTGAACAGCTCTCATACGTGCTACTAATCTGTCTGCGCGTTTAGTTACTTGACGGTACCAGTTTGAATCAACCATTTCATCTGCAGCTGCATTCCAATCTCTAGTATCAACGCCACGTTTCATGCCTTTAAACTTGCGAAGTCTTGGTCGTCCCATATTAAACATCATGTTTGCGATTATTCTTTGAACTTCTTCTGGGAGTTCATCAAAGTCAGGATATAGGATGTTGCAGTCTGAGATGACTGTTTGGATGTCGTTGTCAAAGGCTTCATTGCATCTATCTTCTGAGACAGGTGTTCCAACCGGTTGTCCATGTTCTGGATCACTATGAGTAACCAGATGACCAATACCAAAAGTAGGCAACCCGAGATGGTCGAGGTATATTTCATTAACTGAGCCTTCGTCATATGCTATTTCCTCTCTTAATTTTTCAATATTCATATTATTCTCCTAATACAGTACATATTTTTTCAGCAATTTGCTTAAAATCTTTTTTCTTTAATCCTCTAGTAGTTTCAGCTGCGGTACCAATTCTGATACCTGATGTTTCTACAAAACTACGTGGGTCATTAGGTACACCATTTTTATTAACAGTAATACCATTTTCTTCCAGCAAGTCTGCTGCTTGTCTGCCGCTATGCTTACTCTTACTCAAATCCATAAGTATGATGTGACTGTCTGTACCACCTGTTTGCACAGGAAAACCACGCGCTTCAAATACTTCACACATTGCTTTTGCATTTTTAATCACTTGATCTGCATACTGTTCGAAACTAGGAAGAAGTGCTTCACTATAACATTGTGCCTTTGCCGCTATAATATTCATAAGTGGTCCCCCTTGAGTACCAGGAAATATTGCACTATTAATACTTTTTGTATAGTGAGGATTATCCCATAGTATCATACCACCTCTAGGACCACGAAGTGTTTTATGTGTAGTGCTTGTTACTACATCAGCATAGCCAAAAGGACTATCATATACTCCACCCGCAATTAGACCACTATAGTGTGCCATATCAACCATTAGTATTGCACCTACTTTGTTAGCAATTTGTCTAAAAGCACTCCAGTCTATTTGTCTTGGATATGCACTAGCACCTGCAACAATTAGACTAGGCATATTGAGTTTTGCAATGCCTTCTATTTTATCGTAGTCAAGAAATCCATTGTCGTCTACACCATAGGTAACACTATTATAAACTTTGCCACTTAGTGTAGGAATAGCTCCATGTGATAGATGTCCACCACTAGCTAAATCCATACCCATTAAGGTATCACCAGGTTTCATAAATGCTTGATAAACAGCAGTGTTTGCATTTACTCCGCTGTGGGGCTGAACGTTTGCGAATTCACAACCATAAAGTTGACAAACTTTATCTATAGCAAGTTGTTCAATTTCATCCATATGTTTACAACCGTTATAATATCGTTTGCCTGGATACCCTTCTGCATATTTATTGGTAAAGATACTACCACATAAGTCCATTACTGCTGGACTAGCAAAATTTTCACTAGCAATTAATTCTATTGTTTCATCTTGTCTTTTAGTTTCTCCTGCTAGTATCAAGACTATGTCATCATTTATGTATATTTTTTCTTCTCCCAAGTGTTGTTTCGGTAAAAATCTTCTCTAGTCTCTGGCGAGACCATCATTTTTGCTCTTTGAGCATTATGTTTTTGTTCTTGTTGTCCAGTTAATAAATTTATATCAGCTGTCCACTCTTCTCTCTTAACGGGAATAATTTGAACAAAAGGACTACCCGCAGGTATATTAATTTGAGTGCCAACATTAAGAGCTGGCATTATAAATGGAAAATTTACAACACCCTCATAAATATCTGAATCAACCCACCCACAAATAGGTATATAACTAAGTTCGAATTGATTCATTGGGGGAACAAATAATAATGAATAGCCAGGAGGTGTTTTTATTCTCCAAGGAGATATGTACTTTAATATTTTAAAATCCTCAAAAGGAGAACCTTTTACTTGTGGTTTTGGGTGTGTCTCAATTGGGTTAAAATATAAAGTATCTTCTTTATGCTTATCATCTAAGTAAATAAGTTTAACTTCATTTTGCTCGTTAAGAGTTATCTGCATATCTATATGAGTTAATAAAGTATAACCAGCTCCCATAGCATCTAAGAATGGAATACACTTTTTTACTGTTTCTAGTTTTTTCCCAAATTCATCTTTTTCACCATCTGTAGAGTACGGACCCATTTTTTTAAACCAATGTGGTATAACTTTTTTAGACGGTTGAGGGGGAATCATTAATTGGTTTGGAAAAGGTTTTACTAATTCAAACTTTAGTTCCTGTTTCATTATACACCTTTTTTGTGTTTTTGACTTTTTGGAGGCGACTTTTTAGATCCTGCAGGTCCTGCCCAATAGACTTTGTCAGCCCAGTAAGCTGCCGACATATTTCCTTTAGCGATGTTTTTGGCATGTCTTGCTTTAAAACTTTTTCGTGCTTCTGGAGAGTAGTTATGCCCCATCGAAGAGTCTCCAAAGTGTATGAGTTTAATATTATCGCCTTTTTTTGCCAACACCATACCTTTTTTTCCTGCACGATTTGATCGTCTTGGTTTATTGAATCCATCGAATGTTGTTCCTCTATAATTAATTTTCCCTGACGGTGTTCTTTTCACTCCTGGATATTTGCTCATTTTTATATCTCGATTCTATGTCACATACTACTTTCCAAATATTTGGGTGTAGTTGCGGATATTTTTGTTGATTATTTAATGCACTAATTATAAAAGATTTTTCCTTGTCAGTCAAAGGTTTACTTTCGAAAAATCTTTTAAGGTTTGTTTTGATTCTTCTCATCATCGCTCTCCGAAGGTAAATCGTAAATAAAAGGATCTTGACTATGAAGTTTTCTCAATCTCCACTTGAACTTTATGTGGTCAATTAAATCAAGTAACCAATTTATCAAACTCTAATCTCCTATTTTTCAGCAAGGGTAAATATGGCACAGCTGACTTTTCAAAGATTTGTGGCTCTCCATCGTGAACAGTGATAAGTACCGCAACATCTCTAATTCCTGTACCATACATTTCATTATGTGCAACTGCATAAGCACAGCATTGAATAAAATAATCTTTAATTTGCGATTCGTACTTTTTCTTCTTTGACGTTTTAAAATCTATAATAGTAGGTTTTCCCTTCCAGATTCCTACCATATCAGTTCTACCAGCATATTTATATTTTTTGCTCCATAAAACTTGTTCTTGACCCCAAACTTCATCAACACCTGATTCGCCTATACGTATCAAGTCTTTAGTCATTTGTATTACATCTCTCGGCGCTTGTGAAAGAGCTGAATGTATAGATTCTCCATTGAAGTGCTGTTCAGCAAACTCATGTACTGCTGTTCCTCTGTCTGTTGCTTCTTTAGAAACACGGGCGGCTTCTTCTTCACCAACTTTTTCTTTCCATTTTTGTAACCAAACATTGTTAGCTGTCTTACCTAAGATAGTAGTGATGGAGGGATAAGATCCATCAGGTGTATGATATGTTCTACCTGTTGGTAGAGTATCTGTAGGTACCTCCGTTAAATAATCAAATTTCAACTTTTTATCTCTTTTTCATAGTCTGTAGCAGAGTTAACAATTGGTTTACCTCTTGCATTCAAACTTGTGTTTATCAAAATGGGATAACCACTGTTAGTTGTTTCATAAAGCACTTTACTTAAAAACATATTACTCTTTGGAGTAACAACCTGCAATCTAGCATTTTGTAAATTATTAGGATACCACAGTTCTGTAAGAGTATCAGATACAAAAAGCATACTGTGGTTATAGTTCTTATTATAAACTTTGAAATAGTCGTTGGCAAGACTTTCTAAACATACAGGTGCCCAAGGTCTCCAAGAATCTGTTTCACGTTTTTTTAATTGGTTTAATCGTATACTATTTATCTTATTAGGTATGGCTAAGTATGATCTATTACCTAATGCTCTTGGTCCAAATTCTGCTCTGCCATTGATTACAGGAACAATTTCGCCTTTTAAAAGTTTTGTTACAACTTCATCGAGTGACTTATATGGTATAGCATTATATCCTATATAAGGAGTAAAATTTGTGGGTCTTTCGATTAGAGCAGCAGCTCCTAAAGCACAACCAGCATCTCCAGCAGCAGGCTGAATAGCTATATTTTTAAATCCAGTATTTTTATATATCTCTGTATTAGCAACGCAATTTAAGGCAACACCTCCAGAATATGCTAAATTGGTAAGCCCAGTTTCTTTTTGTAACCAACTAGCTAAATTAATAAGTACATGCTCAGTTACACGTTGAACACTACTTGCTACATCCCAGTCTAATCCTAAAGTTCCAAGACCTCTCTGTAGGTCTACTTTTAATCTATAACTATCATCTTTTATATCTATAAAATTTTTCTCAATTACGTTTACCCATTTTGGAATACCAAAACCTGCTGCTGCCATTACTTGAGATTCATCATGTAAAGGTCTAAGCCCTAAAAATTTAGTTGCAGCACTATAGAATAGACCTAAAGAATTAGGGTAGCGAAATCTTTTTAACCAGGTAAACTTGCCTTTTTCAAATACACCGAGAGAAGTAGAAAATTTACCACCAACAGTATCAACCACCATAACAGCACACTTTTCCCAGTCTGTCATCAGTATAGAACTCATACCATGTGACTCATGATGGTCAACATAAGATACTTCAGCTTTAGGAAATTGTTTACGTATTAATTGTAAAGAATCTTTTTTATTATCTCTATCATAAAAAGCAACAACATTTATATCATTAGAAATAGACTGTAACCACTGGATAGTGTGTTGAGGCCATCGCTTATCATACTTAATCCTAGAGAAACGCTCTTCGTGAGAGGCACCTAATATTTTACGATTACTGATAAGAGCTGCAGCACTATCATGGTGAAATGCCGAAACACCTAGTATACTCATTATAGTATAATTCCTTTGCCTTATCATATGTTTCTTGAGTAAAACCTTCATAATCTACTCTAGTTATAAACTCAGATAGAGTCCAACGATCTTTAGTTATATGTGGGTGAACTCTGTGAGCTATAAAGCTAGGAAATATAATACTTTTACCAGGTTCAGGATAGATTTTAGCAATAATTTTGTCCGTAGGAGGAGCTGCCCACTTTGTTTCAACTGCGACCTTTTGATTAAAATTTAACGCACCTAATTCTAAGTGAGCGCCGTCAGTTAAATATATTAAGTGTGTCCAGTATCTATTATGACTATATCTGATTTTTTTAGTATCAAAATCCCAGTCACAATTATCAAAATGCCAATCATAATGTTTTTCAGGAGTAAGTTTTATTGCGTGCATTGATAAACCATTAAATCCTGCAGTTATTTGATTATTTTCTGCTTTTTTGTGCCTATCAAGCATCTCAACCATAGTGCTAGCTTTTTTTGCAATGCTCGGTATTTGTTTCATTTTAATACAGAAATTGTACGCAGGATTTATTACGTCTTTACGAGTATTCAACTGTTTCATTTATTAGTTTACACCTTATTTTCCACGCGGCATATATATCAGCTGCAATTCTAAAAGCAATTAATTGATGGCCAGTTTGATTACAATGTCCTCTACCATCTCCATTCTTTTTTCTTTCATCACCGATGTGAAAATCAGATATACAGCTATAGTCGCTTAACCATCTATGGTCTGTGAGAGATGGTCTATAAATTGGGTAGATAAGTAAATTTTCATTACCTACAGTCTCAATCACTGCTTTAATCCAAAGTGCCCCAGTTCTTTCATACCAAGATTGTTTAGTAAATTTTTTGAACCATAAATCTTTAGTGAGTTTTCCCCACTTATCTTGCGCACCCCAATCATAAGGTAGCAAATAGTCACCATTACCTTTTGGGTCACTTTGGTGCCAATGAGTTATATTCCAAATGACATATTTAAAGTTTTTATAGTTATCAAGTATGTATTCAGCTTGAGCATCTATAGTTATACCCGAATGACCCCATACGTTAGTAATACCACACCAATGTGGCCACGGATATCTAACATCTAAGGTTTGTTCAACCCAGCTTGTACCAACAACTAATATATCTTTAGTGTCTTCTTCTACAGGATTACCGTTAAGGTCAAGAGTTATCATAACACATTTCCACAAGCTCTACAAATTCGTCAAAGTCTTGTTGGACATCATTTAAGTTTTGCTTTCTAACTGTTATTGCAATCTTTCGTGCAGTTGGCATAGGAATTGCAAATTCAGTTTTAATCTCTTTAAGCAGCTCACTTATATGTTCTCTGATAGCTTCATCTTGAATCATAAGGTCTACTACTTTGTTTATTTTTTCTCTTAAAAGCTTTTTATCTTCAGCCATAAATCCTCCTAGTTTATTAGTTTAAATGTTTGTCGTTGAAGTTCTGGTACTACTCTAATTATACGTTTTTCTATAAGATCATTAATTGCTTCTTTAAATAAACTTATAGATTGAGTAGTTAATTCAGATTTTGGAATAGTCCTATCTTTACTGTATAGTTTTTTATATAACATATTATAAGAGATTATTAAGTTTGCAGAGCCGATTTCTCGGCTGCCTGCGCAGTCTCCCGATGGTCGACCCTCTACTAACTCATATTCTCCTACACTCCACATCTCACCACTTTCATCATCAAGTACCTCTACAGGTAACGATGTTACAACTCGTTTAATGATGTTTGAAGCTTCTGAGGCGGATATTGTCATTCTGTAACCCAATACTGTATATAAGGATCTGCATAAAACCATGCCAGAGAGCAAGACACACTTCTGGCAAGTAGCGAATTATCTTGCGTGTTCACAGCGCGCTGAAACTCCCGTTTCAGAACTAACCATGGATTATTCAGATTTTTGACAGGCTGTGATGTATATGATGAACGCTGGTTCCAATGTTGACAACGTGAAGAAAATGCTGACTGGTTATTCAAAAATCTGCTATTTTCTTTGAGAAGAGGTTTTAACACTTCGTGTAACTTACGAAATGCTTCAGCTTTCTCAGAATCCTCAGCATTTGAAACTGCAATCCTGCGTAAATTTCTCGCTAGATCTCTATATGGGTTTCGTGATACAAATTTAAATTTCATTTTTTTTCCTTATAATATTTTTAGCATGGAATTCACTTCCGTGCAAGTTGAAAATTTATTAACAAACTCCATTCGATTTCTGTTAATGTCTTATGTATTAAATACCGCCCATGAGTGGTACACGTCTTATAGGAGCTTTACCCCAAAAGTCATTTTTATCATACCATTGATAAGTTTCTTGCTTGATCCAGTATCGATTCGTCTGTGCTGCTATGTCATTATAGTAGTCATAATCATCACTAAACGGATCAATTCGATTAGCTGCTTCTCTAAACCAAGCTAGCGCAAGTGGAGGATTCCATCTAGCGATATTAGCAGCTTCACGGCAAGTACGACGTACACTCCAGTCAACAAAACTAGAAGCACCGAAAGCATTGATATCTTGTTTTTTAACCCTTGGCATCTTTTAACTCCTGTATTTCTTGATTTATTAACATTACCACCTCAATGATGTACCGTCCAGCCGTAAATTCACCTGATGACTCTTTTATTTCATGATATTCATCAAGTGCTTCTGTAGCTTCGGCATAACCTTGTAAGATAAACAGTTTTATGCTTTCGAGTGCTTCATTCAGTCGGGGTCTTTTTCTTATATTCATAATAATATCCTTTTTTTAGGGAAGTTTCAAGCAAAAATTAGCTTACAGATAGATTCTTGTTGACAAAAAGTTCACTTACATATATAGTATAAGTATGTATGCAACTGAAACTTATGTAAGACATGAAGCCAAAGAACTCCACTCGTTGATCAAAGATATGGCCAATGAGCTTGGAGGAGATATTCGTTATCTTCATCAGGAGATTCAACAACTTTCTGATCGCCTTTCTATGCTTGAAGAACAGATTAGATTAGTTAGAGAGGAAAATCGTAATGAGCCATAAGATTGTGGGTGTTAGTCACTCGAACAACTCAACTATTAAAGTTTATATAAAAAATCAGCTTGACGCAATCTCTGATTATAATTCTGCCCTGCTAACAGAAGAGGCTGATGAAACTTATTTTGCGATTCAAAACCACATCTCTCCTGATCGCCGAACTCGCTTCCCAATGTACATATATCTTAAAAACGACAAGTTTGTCACTTGTCTGCATGGCAAGTTTGAAAACAGTGCAGTTTTCAACTGGATTAACTCGCTAGGTATATAATGAACATTCTGTTAACAGGCGGGCTAGGATTCGTAGGTTCTCACCTTGCCCGCGCGCTACTTCCCAAACACACACTTTTTATTATAGATAAATTTAATGAACACTATCCTGGATATGCACAGATACATCGAGGTAGTAAAGGTCTACAGCCTGTTAATGATATAGAAGCGCGACATCGTAAACTAAATTGGGAATATAGACAAGATCTGCTGGTGAACTTTCCTGATGATGAGATAAATCGTTACTGGGCGTATGAGTGGTTGCCAGATACGCAGTATAAGCAATTTGATCTAGTTATTAATGCAGGCGCTCTTTCAGAGGCGATCCTCTCACAGTACTATAAGCGCTTTTGTAAGATGAGTATAGTTGGAAGTTTGACTTGTATAAAAGAGAGCTATGATTGTCCTGTGCTGCACTTTAGTAGTAGCATGGTGTATGGAACCTGGGAAGGTGCTGTGTCCGAAACAGCTCAGATTGCTCCAGAGAGTTTTTATGGTGAGTGTAAAGCAGAGAGTGAAAGTCTCTGTGACTCTCGTGACATTATACTTCGACCTATTCACATTTTTGGTATGGGTGACGGTAAGTTTTCAATATGGATGAACCTAGAAAGACAGTTGGCGGCAGGTAAGCCTTTAAACGTAGAAGCAGCAGATTGTATTTACATCAAAGAACTTGTACCAATTATTGAAAAAATAGTTGATAATTGGCAACCTGGAACTTATAATATATCATCTGAAATAATAAGGGATGGAAGAGCTATACAAGCTGTATATCCAACTCCCTTTGAATGCGTAAACAAGCTAGGACCAACAGGTAAACCTAGAGGATCATTAGATAGTTCAAAACTAAGAAAGACATTTGATATTACACCTATGTATAATGATTATAAACAAATGATAAAGGATTATTACAAAGAGTATGTATGTTATAGTCAGGGATAATGACGTATCAAAAGCTGCTAAACTGTTAAAACGAAAGTTGCACAACGAGGGCGTTTTAAAAGAAGTACGAGATAGACGAGCATTTGTTTCAAAAGGGGAACAAAAAAGAGCTGCTGAAAAGGCGGGTAGATACAGATGGATTCGTAAGCGACAAAAGTTAGAGCAACAGTTTGTTCGAGAAGAGCGTAATCAGCTAAGAAATAATAAAAATAAACGCAGACAACAAAACAAAAAACCTTACCAAAAAAGAAGAACATAGCTTACTGTTAAGGATCTTGTTACGTTGTATTTTTAATTGTTAAATGGTTAAATTATTGTTACTATAAGTAAAATTATAGGAGATTGTAATGAAAGCATTTAAAGGCACATTTAAGAAAAAAGATGGTCAACTTAGGCAAATGGTATTCGCAAGAATAGAAGACTTGCCGAGTAAGTTTGTAGCCAGTAAAATTAATGGAGCTGGTAATGAACAAAAATATCCCAAAGGCTTAGAGCTAGTATGGGACTTAGAAGCTGATAATTTTAGAATATTTAACTATAATACAAAAGAAGATCTAAAAGAGCTTGAGATAGAAGAAAGTCTATTCCTATGACAGAGTTTAGTAAAAGTATATTAGGAATTTTTACCCAAAACAGCACAACATTAGCACTAACTTATACATTTGGACACATAATTATTGCAGCAAATGTGATTTACTGGCTAACTGGCGCAACTATATGGGAAGCAGGAGTTGTTGCGCTTATAGAGCCTGCTATAAACGGACTCTGGTTCTATGTTCTTCACAAAGTATGGATTCATGTTGCAAAAAATTAATTTACAAATAGATCATGATCTTATATTAAAAGAAATTAACAACCCTAAACTTAAGTGGTTTGGTTGGAATTTTAAAAACTTTGATAAAGATCGTACAATAACTTCAATTGATTGGGGTAAAAACTCTGAAATCGGAGTTTTCAGTTTAAGATTCAGCAAACATCAAGATACGATATTAAAAGCTATACCTGAGTTAAAAGACATCAGTTTTAATGCAGAAAAATCTCACATAACTAAAACACTTCCTCAAGGCGGACTTCCTTGGCATAAAGATTATAAACGTAGTAAAGCATTATTGATTCCAATTGGAGTTAATAAAGGTGAGATAGTTTATAAAAACTTTTCTTTTAAATATGAAGGTCCTACATACATTACAACAAATGTCTTGCATAAGACTCAAAATGATAGTAATATTAACAGATATACAATACAACTACATATAAACTAGTGCTTCGTTTGAGAAGCAGATAATAAAACAAACTGGACACGGGGGCAGTACCCGTCACCTCCACCAATAAATAGGTTTTTTGATGATTACTTCTTTTATACCTGTATTCGAAGACAATATGCGTAGACTTAAAAAAGACATTGAAAAAGAGCTTAAACGAGCTAAGTCTGATAGAAGAAAACAGTGGCTTCGAGACACTCTTCGTGATGTTAGACATACTCGTGATCTAATTAAACAAGCTAAGCCAAACGTATCTTGTCCTCATTGCGGGGGTAAAATAAATGGGGGTGAAATAGGATCGACAGATGTATAAAACTGATTCGAGAAGCAGGTGCGCAAGCGACCTTAACCGCAAGATTTTATAAATGCAAATGATAATTTTGCACCTCAGGAGTTAGCGCTAGCCGCTTAATTCCTATGCGCCGCTAGGAGCGTGGAAACAGAATCCTAGCACATACCCAAATTCAAGAGGAATTCATGTTAAAAACTTATATTTTAGGTAATGGTGGTTTTGCACAAGAAGTATTTGAACAAATATTTCTTAATGAACCAGGAAAATTAGATTTTGGTGGTTTTATAATCATTAAAAATGATAAAGCTCACGTTATAAATGATGACGGAGTAAAACTGTTTAACTATGATAAAGAAAGTCGTTTTATTATAGGCACATCGAACTATGAGTGGAGAAAAGTCTTTATAGATCATATTACTAGATTTTATGAAATAAACGTAAAACACTTTCCAAACGTACAAGCCTACAACGCACATATATCTGGAACAAGTATGCAAGGTGTAGGAAACTTATATCTATGCTTCACACTGATCAATGCAAATGCAGACATAGGTAATTTTAATACTTTTAATTGTTATTCTTCTATACATCACGATACAACAGTTGGAGATAATAATTTTTTTGCTGCCTATGCTAGTTCATTACCTTGTAGAAAAATTGGAGATAATAATATATTACAACCTGGAGAAGTATTATATGAGGATATGGAAGATGACGAGATTCTCTCTTCAGGAGTAGTGCATGATGGTAATCTCCTCAGCACATAAAGTTGCTTGTATGCAACCGTATTTGTTTCCTTATTTAGGATATTTTCAATTAATAAATGCAGTTGATGATTTTATTGCGTTAGATGATGTTGGTTATTTTAAGAAAGGTTGGTTACATCGTAATCAGATTATGATAAACAATCAGCCTTTTTTATTTACAATTCCTTTGCACAAAGCTTCACAAAATCGTTTTATAAATGAACACTATATTCAAGATAATTGGAGTACTAAGTTTTTAGTCACACTAAAACATGCGTATAGTAAATCTCCTTATTTTGATGATTGTTGGGAATTTATTGAGAAATTAATTCTAAGCACGTATAAAAAGAATCTTGCAGAAGCTGGTCTTTATATACTAAAGCAAATAAGTTTGAGATTTAAATTACAAACCAATTTTGAGTTATCATCTAAAATTAACACTGGTGATAAAACAAAACAAGATAGAATCATAGCTTTATGTAAATCTAAAAATGCGTTAACATACATCAATCCAATCGGCGGCAAAGAAATTGGTATGTACCATAAAAAAGATTTCAAACCTATTGAATTAAAATTTATACAAAGAGAAGATAGTGAAGGAATGTATTCAATTATTCATTATCTTTTTACAAAAAGCTCAGATGAGATAACAGATATACTGAATCAGTATAAATTAATAGATTAAGGAGAAAAAATGAAATTATCTAAACTTACAAAAATTAATGAGTCATACACTATCTATCGTTACGATAACGGTTTTCGTTTTGAAGCAGGCGGTCGTGATGCTGAGAATGAGTACAAGAACGTTAATTTAATTCTTAACAGCGAAGAAGAACTAATTGAAGTTATTCAGGAAGCAAACGCAATGGAAAAGGAGGATTAAACATGGCAGTAAAACCAATAATTATTTTTGGTAATAAAGATTTAGCTGAAATGGCTAAATTTTACTTTACTCAAGTAGGTAGACGTGTAGCAGGATTCACAATGGATAATCCTGAAAGCGATACGTATAAAAAATTACCTATGTGGGATGCAGAAACTATACATCTTGATTGTCCTTATACTGAGTATGATATGTTTGCACCTATTTATAGTAATATTACGAGACAAAAAATTTATGAAAGACTACTAGGACTAGGGTATAAACTAGTAAATTTTGTACACGAGACTGCTCATGTATGGGATTCAGGTATGGTAAGTAGAAACCAAAATGTCTTCATACAAGAACATAATAATATTCAGTATGGAACTACTATAGGTGATAATAATATTTTTTGGGCAGGTAATCATATTGGGCATCATAGCATTATCGGTGCTCATAATTATTTTAGTTCTCACGTAGTATTATCAGGACACTGTAAAGTAGGTAACGGTAATTATTTTGGTGTAAATTGTACAATTAAAGATGCTATGAGTATAGCTAGTGGTAATTTTTTTGGTGCTAACTCGTTTATTTCTAAAAATATAGATACAGATAATACATTATATTTTGGAACACCAGCTACTCCTAAAGGCGATGCCAAAAAGTATATGTAATGTGGACAAACAAAAGAATTATTTTTAATAACCGAAGAGCGCAACTACCCGTAGCAGAATTTACAGATGAGGTTTTTAATATCTACTATACCTCAAGAAATGTAAAAAACCAAAATATGGGTTACAAACTTACTTTAGATAAAAACTTTAATGTTTTAGATGATAAACTTATACTAGAACCTGGAAAGCCAGGTTCATGTGATGTTTCTGGAGTAATGCCTACAGCCATTTGGGGTCGTAATTTATATTATATTGGGTGGACTCTTAGGCATGATGTTCCTTATTATAATTATACTTGTTTAGCTCAAGAAGAAAATGGTAGATATACAAAACTAGGTCCAGTGCTTCATGCAGATACAATAGGTGATGGTTATACAGGAACATTAGCTCTTCTACATACTCATCACACAAAGTTTGCATATTATTTAAATTGTATAGATTGGCTACCAGACGAAAATAATAGTCTACAACCAAGTTACAACATTGGTTTAGCAGTAACTAAAGATGGAATTAATTTTAGTAAAATGAAAGACCCAGCTATAGACCTTGAAGGAGAAGAAGCAGGAATTTCTTCGGCTACAGTGATTGAGCATGAAGGTGTGTATCACATGTGGTTTTCTGTACGACACGCTAAAGAGTTTAGGACAAATCCAGATAAGGCTTATAAAATTAAGCATGCAACATCTAAAGATGGTTGGAACTGGACAAGAGATGATAAATTTGGTATTATACCAGAATATGAATTTGAATCAATTATGTGCGCTTATCCCTCTGTGTTAAAAATTGATGATTCGCTATATATGTTCTACAATGGCAATGGTTTTGGAGAAACAGGTATAGCTTTAACCACAATGGAAACAAAATATTTATGAAAATCACTGAATATCACGAAAATGGGTATACCATCGCTAATAAACTAGTAGAGCCTACGTTTTTAGATGAAATTGTAAGAACTATAAAAGCTCCTTTTTACAAACAAATAGAGCATTTTGGTTATAGTTCTATGATTGATCTTTATGAGGAAATGCCTGATATTTTTATGAATTGTGCAAAGCATGCTCAATGGAATTTACAACTTCATCATCTTGGAGTTATGTTAGGATATAAAGTAGGTGCGTTTATGCAAAGAGAACCTCTTATTAATATCTGTACTCGCCCTGTGGTATATTTTAATAATCTTAAAACGGCTAAGAAAGCAGTAAATCATACTACTCCTGCACATGCAGATTCTATATCGATGAAAGGATCAGAAGATGCAGTAGTGGTTTGGGTTCCTCTTATAGAGATGTCAGAGGAGCATGGATTTCTAGAAATAGCTCCTAAAAGTCATATATTAGATCACTCTATTAAAAAATTCGAAGATGGTTTTGGAAACGTAGATGAAGAACTATTTACTTTTGAACCTATCAAAATTAAAAAAGGCGATGTATTAATTTTTAACTCAAATTTAGTTCATAGAAGTGGAAAACTACAAAACGATAAAGTAACTAGATGGTCTGCACATTTTAGATTTAATAATATGTATGATGAACGTTTTATTACTAACGGCTATCCTCACCCTTATGAGTATAAAAATATAACATGATAGATATATATTTTAGAACATCTTCCAATAAAAAACCAACAGCAAGACCATCATGGTTTAGTTATGAAAAATGCTGGAACAATTTAATACAAACTAGAATGAATAATCCTATTACCGTAATCCATGACGGACCTGTTGAAAAACCTAGTAAATATGAACAACACGAAAACGTAAAAGTTATAGAAATAGATTCTGAAAAAATATTACCTAAATTATTAGAAGAATGGGAAAATAGTAACGAAACATACTGGGATAGAGACTCAAAAGGTCAAACATATGAAAAAAGAGTTGAAGCACCTGACAGAGAAAAAGCTGCGGGTTTGTTAATGTATCAACAAATATATTCTAATTTAGATACTGATAAAGGTAATGATTTAATATATATAATTGAAGATGATTATCTACACCTAGGAGCTTGGCCTATGGTTCTAGAAAATTTATACGAATGCCACCCGCAAATAACATACTCAACTCTGTATGATCACCCTGATAAGTATACACAGAGATATACAAATATTAAAACCCCTTTAATTATTAGTAACTTTTCTCATTGGAGATTTGTGCCTAGTACTTGTGGAACTTTTGCTTGTAGAATCAAAGATTTTATCGAAGATAAAGATATTCACATGGATAACCTAGGAGATCACAATAAGTTTATTAAATTAGCAGAGAAAAGAAGAAGCATAGCTTCCCCTATACCAGGTATAGCTACTCACTGTGTTGAGCCTTGGATTTCACCTTTTAGAAGTTGGACAGAAGTATGATTAACTTTATACCTATAAAAAACTTTAATAATGAAACATTTATTAAATATTTAAATTCTAGCATATCTATAAATCAAATGACCAATTATGGTCCTAATGTTCAATTATTAGAAAAACGAGCTAGAGATATGCTTAAAATACCCGAAGAGTTTGATGTTATTGCTACAAGCAACGGAACTACTGCGCTACACACTGTTTTTTGGTCATTTGAACGACAAAAGATGAAAAGTTTGAATAAAGCAGTACAAAATTTTACGTTTCCAGCTTCAGCACAAGGGGTTATGTCAGGAGCTACAAAGATTGATTTTGATATTTCTTATAATATTGATTTAGCACATAGTTTAATGCAAAAATACTCTGAAGTTATTTGTATAACAAACCTATTCGGACATTTACAAAATCTTGAATTAATAGTGAACAGGCTAAAAGCTGCTGATAAGATAGTTATATTTGATAATGCTGCCACACCTTATTCATTCTATAGAGGTATTAACAGCTGTGCATTAGCTGATGGATCTTGTGTATCTTTACATCATACAAAACCTATCGGATTCGGAGAAGGAGGTTTAGCTATAGTTAGAAAAGAAGTTTCAAAGTTTGCCAGAGAAGCTATAAATTTTGGGTGGGTAGACGGTGCTTTTAATGAGAGAGGCTCAAATTTTAAAATGAGCGAGTTAAGTGCTGCAGGAATTTTACAATACTGGGATAGTTTTAATATTGACGAAATGGCTAAAATATACAGAGAAAACTATTTTGAAATGACTTATAAACTAGCAGCAAAATATGGTGGTAAGTCACACCCTAATAACTCTGATGAAGAGGGTTTCTTTCCTTCAAATTTACCTTTTATCTTTTCAGAGCCTATATTACCAGAACAAATAAATGCAGATGTAGAGATTAAAAAATATTATCAACCTTTAGAAAATTTACCTGTTTCAAATGACTTATATAGCAAAACATTAAATTTTCCTATTCATGAGAGATATGATATATGAAAATAGCCACAGTTACTGGAGTCGGTGGTTTCATCGCTACAAATTTAACTTTTGAACTACTCAATCGAGGTTGGAAAGTTTTTGGGGTAGATGCAGAAACAAACGTTTCAAATGTTGATCAAATTGGTGAAATGATGAAATCTCCAAACTTTACTTATGCAAAAAGTAAAATTCAAGATCTAGATTGGATTCCTGAATGTGATGTGTTATTTAACCTAGCAGCAGAAAGTCACGTTGATAATTCTATTGAAGCTTGTTCTGAATTTATTGACTCAAATATCCATGGTGTTCGTAATTTACTAGAAATTATTGATAAAAATATAACACGAAGTACAGATAAGCCTTTATTTTTTCATTTTTCTACCGATGAAGTTTATGGAGATCAATTAAAAGATAAGGTTACGGAAGAATCACCTCTTAAGCCGAGTAATCCATATTCAGCTACAAAAGCAGCTGCAGATATGTTAATTCAGTCATGGGCTAGAACACACGGTTTAGACTATATAATTGTAAGACCTTCAAATAATTATGGAGCTTTTCAATATCCTGAAAAATTTTTACCTTTATCTATTAAAAGATTACAGAGAGGTAAAAAAATCAAATTACATGATGGTGGAAACCCTATCAGAACTTGGACGCATGTTCACGATACTATATCTGCTGTTATGCTTTTATTAGAAAAAGCCGATAGAAACCGAATTTATAATATCTCATCAGAATTTGAACAATCTAACTTAGAAACAGCAAAGAAAATAATCAGTACATTTTACTTGGGTAAACCAAATAGAAAAATTCCAGATTTTGAAAAGCACATTGATACAACGTATAAAAGACCTGGACAAGATGTTAGATATGCGTTAAGATGTGATTATCTTAAACAGTATGGTTGGTTTCCACAGAAAAATTTTGATAATGAGATTGAAGCTCTTGTTAGTCACTACAGAGAAAGGTTTGTTTGGTAATGAAAGTGTTTATAACAGGTGTTGCAGGATTATTAGGTAGCAATCTAGCAAAATATTTATGTCAAAAGAAAATAGAAGTTGTTGGTATAGACAACTTAATCGGCGGCATCAAAAGTAATATTCACCCTAATATTCAATTTCATACTGCAGATATACTTAGTACAGATTCTTTAAAACAGTTGATGTGGGGATGTGATATTGTAGTGCATTGTGCATCTTTACCGTACGAAGGATTAAGTGTGTTTTCTCCTAAAATAACAGTAGAAAGTATAGTATCAGGTACTGTATCTGTTGCCTCAGCTGCTATTGCTAATAATGTGAAGCGATTTATTAACTTTTCATCAATGGCAAGATATGGTAGAGGAGTTCCTCCGTTTTTAGAAACTCATAAAACAGCTCCTGTAGATCCTTACGGTCTTGCAAAAATACAAGCAGAGGAACAACTAGAACTTTTAAGTAAAATTCACGGCCTAGACTACACTACCGTTGTGCCACATAATGTAATTGGTGTTGGTCAGAGGTTTAATGATCCCTATAGAAATGTCGTTGCCATTATGATTAATAGAATATTATCTGGTAGATCGGTAATAGTGTATGGAGACGGTGAACAAAAACGCTCTTTTAGTGATGTTAGTGATTGTATTGATGCTGTATATAAAATAATGACAAGTGATAGAAACCTTAAAGGTCAAGTTTATAATATTGGCCCCGATGAAAATGAGATAACCATTAAAGCTCTTGCATATAAGATAGGCCATTTAGCAAACATGTACCCAGAGCTTGAACACTTTCCTGATAGACCTACAGAAGTAAAAAATGCTTATTGTTCAAGTAATAAAATAAGAAAAGAATTTAATTACAATGCATCTGTACCTTTAGATCAAACTTTAAAAGATATGATAAGTTGGATTAAACCAATTAGAAAAGCTTTTGAATATCATTTACCTATTGAGATAGAAAACGAAAATACCCCAAGAACCTGGAAAGAGAAACTAATATAATGCAAGTCATAACCCCTTATGTATTTGAAGAAGAAATTGCAAGTCATCAAATAAATTTTATGGATTATGATGTATATTATGAAAAAGACATTGCTGGAATAGGTTCAGATTTAATGTTCCAAAAAATGTGGAATAAGTTTCCAGATAAGGATATTTTTATTCTCCATGCCGATATGGGAGTACACGATGAAGACTGGAATACTAAAATAAAAGAGTATGCCAAAAATTATCCAAATGCTGGAATGATTGGTTGTTTATTACTATACCCAGCTAAAGACGAAAAAGGTAACTATTATATACAGCACGCAGGAGGTAAATTTACCAACGATGTTCCTGATCATTATGGAAGTGGTCTAAATCTTGAAATGGGTAAACGATTTAAAGATGATTTAGAAATTGACACAGGACAGTACGATGAGGTTAGAGAAGTTGCTTGGACAACTTTTGGAGGATTATATATTCGTAGAGAGGTAATCAATAAAGTTGGTAATTTTTCTCCAGAATATGAGTGGACTTACAATAGGGATGTAGACTATTGTTTACAAGCTAGAAAACTAGGATATGATATTTTAAATGTTCCTGTGCGACTTTTACATCACGAATCACGGGATAATAAAAGAATAAAAGACGATTCTAAATTAAAGATGGAAATGAGAAACCTTAAAACATTACAAGAAAAATGGAAAGGGACAAAATGGTACACGACCCTGGGGTAAAATGCGGAGAAAAATGTTTTGATGAATAGATTTATTACAAAAGAAGAGCTAACTAAGACACTTAACAAAAAGCCTGCACAACTTTTTGCAGGTTTAGGTATACTAGTTTGGTTAGCAGGAGCATTTGTGTTGATGTTACCGCTTGTATTATGGACTTTGTGTTTAGCCATAATGTTTTACCCACTGTGGTATATAGAAAATAAGATTAGAGGAGAAGAAAAAATTAATGGTTAAAATATCAAAAGAATATGTTGAAGGTTGTTTAAAGTTAGCAGATAGCGAAAACTCAAAACTTACTATGACAGAAAGAGAACTAACAGGAGACAATTCTCCTAAACTTAAGAGCTTTTTAAATAATTTGTGCGCTAAAGATGGTACTAATTACTTAGAACTTGGAGTATACAGAGGAGCCAGTTTAATAAGCGCTATGTATGGTAATCTTAAGACAAAAGCAGTGGGGGTAGATAATTTTTCATATGATACTAAAGAAGTTAAAAAAGTACCTCCAAAAGGTTATATTTGGAGTAATGTTCAAAGTGCTCTGCACGATCGTATTAAAGTTTATACTAATACCCACGGTGCTAAAGTATTTGCACACGAAAATGTTAAGATTATTGAAGAAGATTTTACGAAAATAGAATGGCAAAAACAACCTAGATTCGATGTAATCAATTTTGATGTACTACCTATTACATACGATAATCTTGATGCACTATTTGATTTAGTTATAAAAAAAGCAACAGGACCAGAATGTGTTGTAGTAATAAACGGTTATTCTGATATTCAAAAATCTCAATGGGTAGATAATGCTCTTAAAACATACTCGAAAGACTTTGAAATTGTTTTTAAAGAGCAGAGAGTGTCTAGTAGTCAAAGAGATCATTTTGGTTATTATAGCGGTATTTGTATAGTAGGACTAAAAAGAAAAACTAGTACAAACAGTAAACCAATAACAAAGAGTGTTAATAAATGATTAAAAAGAGTGTTATAAGTTTGATTAGCTACGATGCTGAATATCTTCCAGCAAGCATCAAAACATACTATAATTATGTAGATGAAATTGTGCTTGGGTTAGATAAAAATAGAGTTACTTGGAGTAAGAATAATTTTACTTTTGATGAGAGTAAGTTATGGCAAGAACTAAGTGCTCTTGATGGAGATAGTAAAATTACTATAGTTGAAGAAGATTTTGTAAAATCAGATAAGCCTATAGAGAATGATAACTATGAAAGAAATTTTTTAAAAGAACAGTGTTCAAATGATTGGATATTTTCTTTTGACGCAGATGAAGAACTTTTAAATGCAAAAGATTTCTTTACTTGGTATTGTCCCATAGTAGAACCATATTACAAAACAGCTGATATAATGATGACATGGGCAACTCCCTTTAAAACTATTGATGACAAAACTTTAGTTATTGCAGAACCTAACGGTAACGCTTTTTTAAAAGAACCACAAGGAGTAGTTACATCAAAAGACAGCACATATGTATTCGCAAGATGGACAGATAAAGCGCAGAATCAATCTAAAAGATTAGCTTCTCCTCTTATAGCTTTACACTGGAGTCTTTGTAGGAAAAAAGATGATTTGCACCAAAAAATACATAATATAGGACATAGTGATATTGTAGAAAATGATCCTTTTTATAAAATATGGAACGAAATAACACTAGAAAATCATAAAAACTACGTTAATTTTAAAACTTCTGGTATGGGTCCGCAATGGCCCGCTTTAAGAGCTGTGCCCACAGCCCAACTTAAAGATTTCTATCTTGCTTTTGCAAAAGGAGTATATCAATGATAATAGAAATAATTGGAAAATTTTATGATAACCAGTCTCTTACTATAATTAATAGAGAATTAGCTATAGGATTGGCAAACAGTAATGACGTTTATATTACTCCTCTTGATTCAATTAATCCAAGTGCAAAAGTTAGTAAAAACAAAATAAAAAAGATTATAGAACTTGAAAATAGACATTGGACTGATGATACCGTACCTGATATTCAAATAAGACATAGCTATCCTCCTATCTGGAGATGGCCAGTACACGAAAAAACTAAAGTTGTCTACATCCAACCATGGGAATGGCAAAAAGTGCCTTTTGAGTGGCAGTATAAATGGGAGCAGTTTGCAGATGCTTTAATTGTTCCTAGTGCTTGGGAGGCTGAAAATATACTAAATGGAGGTTTAAACCCTGAAAAATTGCACGTTGTGCCTAATGGATATGATCCTGAGGTGTTTAATAAAAAAGATAAAGCACCTGTTGCAGGCGTAGATCCTAATAAGTTTAATTTTATATTTGTAGGGTGCCCTCAGTGGAGAAAAGGTCTAGATATTGTTTTAAACGCTTGGTCAAAAACATTTGTATCCGCTGATAACGCGAGACTTATTATTAAAGATACTCCACAAGTATATGGAAATAACAATATACTTAATGAAATTGTTAAATTACAATACAATACGAGTTGTGCAGGTATACTATATTTAGATGATAATTTTTCACAAGAAGAGATGGCAGCTATATATAAAAATAGTAAAGCAGTAGTACATCCTTATAGAGCTGAAGGGTTTGGAATGCACGTACAAGAAGCAGTAGCATCTGGTTGTGTGCCAATAATTTCTAATAAAGGACCAACTGATGAATTTATACCTAGTGTGGGGCTTGATTTAGATATGAGAGAGCAAAATATAAATATCAATGCGACTGAAGTATTTGCTCTTAAACCTGGAGATGCAACCACAATGATGAGCACTCATACAACTGTGCAAGAACCTACGGTTGATTCTGTAGCCAATGCGATGAGATCTCTTTATACACATCATCATAAAGACCAGTTTTTTGACAAGGTAAACAATTTTAATCTTGAAAATTCTTGGGAAAATGTTATAGTCAGGTATAACGAAGTATTAACTAAGATTAATACTAAATTGAAAACAGATAGGAATAAATAAATGGCAGTTTATACTCAAACTAATGCCCCCGTCTATACTATTGATAATGTATATTTACAAACACACGTTGAAACGGCGGCAAATAGTCAAAATAAAACAGATTATACTTGGAGAGTAGCTTATACACTTTCAGGTCAGGATCAAGCAATCTATATGTGTGGTGGAACAGATCAAGAAACTGATGTAAATGCAAGTACCCCAATTATAGATGTTAGACTTGCAAAAGATGATTTTATAGCAAATGTTGTACCTTTCATTAATACTCACGCAACTGCGATGACACAAACCTCAGAGACTGAAAAGAATGACTGGCGCTCTTAAAGAAAAACTACTGTGGGATTTTCACGGTAACGCACCTATCATAGATGAAACACAGACAGAATTACCTACAATCACTAAAAAAGCAGCCATTTATATAAGCTCAGTTTTGACAGAGGGTGAGATGTTTAGATTTGGTATAGCAGGCGGAGGTTGCAGTGGTTTTCAGTATCTATTTGATATTGCACAAGCGCCTGATAGTAATGACGTTTGTTTTAGTACAGACCCAATTGCGATTATTGATAAAGAAAGCTTAACTTATCTCAGAGGGTCTGAGATTGATTTAGAAGACTCAGGACTTAACAAACAGTTAAAAGTTACAAATCCTGGTGCTAAAATGAGTTGCGGCTGTGGAACTAGCTTTGCTTATGATGATGCTTATTGGGAACAAATTATGGCTCAAACAGAGACTGAATGACGACACTTGACCATATAGTAGTGTTTCTTACTACCTTATTTATATATTTACACGTTAAGCAATTATTATCAGTAGGCTCTGTTTACATTATGAATGCTTTATTAGGTGTTTGGCTATCTTTGACCATATTTGATATGTATGCCCGTTGGAGAACTAAATGACTAATTACAAATGGATTATTAATGAAAGTAAACTTCCTTGGTTAAAATTAGATATTAACATACCTCACGAAGAGATGCTTCAAGAGGCCATATCGTTAAAAGACGAGTTCACCAAGCATAGAGATGAAGATAAATCTCCTGATTCAGGTTCTTATTCTCATAAAGGTTGGAGGAGTTTATGTATACATGGAATAGATCCCTATAAAACAAATCATTTTGTACAGTATGGTTATAAAAGTCATGACGAAACTCCCTATAAATGGACTGAAATCTGTGATAGATGTCCTGTCACTACAAAGTTTTTTAAAGATATATTTCCTTATAAAAGATACTTCAGATTACGATTTATGTTACTAGAACCAGGCGGATATATAACTCCTCACAAGGATTCTGATGTAAATAAACTTTCTCCCATAAATATTGCTTTAAGTCACCCAAAAGGTTGTAATATGAAAATGAAAGGACACCATGGGTATGTTCCTTTTACTCCTGGAGATGCAATGTTATTAGACGTTGGTAATATTCATGCCTATATAAACAAAAGTAACGAAGATAGATATCATATAATAGTTCATGGAGTGCATGATAAAGCATATGAAAAATTAGTGGAGCGTAGTTATGAGAAAAATGGGCGTTGATAAAAAGTATGTTCTTGGTATTTATGATGATAGAACAACAATTCCAAATCTAGACTTAGCGCAAAAATCAAAAGAGTTAACTGAGTTTTTTTCAAGATTTAAATACTTTGGTCCTATGGTAAGGGGAACTTCTGTAAATCAAGTGTTAGATAAAGCTTGTGAAATTGAAGGAGCAGAATACTGTATTGTACAGTGTGTAGGACATTTAATAAAAACAAGTGAGTTTTTCAAGTTTATTGAAAAGTGGATAGAAATAAAAGACTTTTTTGTAACAGGGCATATAATGGATAGTCATACAGACAATTCACAGAGCAGAGGTGGTAACAAATATTATGGTCTTCATAAACAATGTATACTAGTAAATTTAAATTACTACAAAAAATTTGATAAACCAGTTTTTGGAGATAAACAACTAGAACCTTCAGAGACTCTCGCTGCAGCTCGTAGACACGCAAAAAATATACATGATGATTATACTCCTTTAGCCTTAATGCCTACAGAAGATACTTGTATTTGTACCCCATATGTTGATGGCTGGAACTTTGTAAATAAGTCTTTAGAGAATGGGCTTACTGTATACAACTTTCACCCTAAAATAAGAGGAGCAAAACAGTATCTATATCCAGCAAAAGGTGTACAAGTGCTTCAAAATCAATTGGCTTGGATTAATAATATTGTATCCTTTGCAAAAGACTGTGTATTTATATGGAATACTGAAAACTATATTGATTTAAAGTATTTAAAGTTTCCTAAAGATAGAAAGATTAAAAAACTTTATTGCGTTGCCGCAGCCTTTAAACCAAATATGATACTACATAAATTTGGATTTGATGAAGATACTGAAGTTGTTTATTTTGATTATAGTAAACAAGCACTAGCATTTAAGAAATTACTTGTTACTCAGTGGAATGGAGTAGATTATCCCACATTTGTGAATGATGCTATTAAGAAACACGGCATAAATGTTACAGGAGGTAATGAAACACAGTTTTTAAGTGATTCAGAATTATGGACAAGAGAGTTAAAATGGTGGAAGGAAAGTGACAATTTACAAAATCATTGGAATAGGTATAGAAAATTAAAACATACTTATGTTCATATGGACTTATGTGAAAATCCTGAAGAATTATACCCACACATAACAGACGAAGAAGATTCAGTTATATGGTGGAGTAATGCATTTCATACAGTTAATGCCCATTACGTTAGAGGTTTACAAGGCGTTACAAAATGTTATAATGACTGGTTAAGTAATCTTGAAAAACGAAATAAAAATTTATACCTCCTAGGAAAAGATTACTTAGATCGACCTGTTGAGGGAGGTACCTTAAAGGAATATTTAGATGAATACAGACAAACTTAGATTATTTAAAAATATAGATGAAGTAAAAGAGTATGCTAGAGTAAATGGTTATGATACTCCAGAAGCTAATGATTTAATTAAGCAATGGGAAGAAATAGATAAAACTCCTAAAAAAATTAAAAAGAAAAAAATATTAAGCATATTACCTGAAGATGATGATACTGTTGAGGTAAAGTGAGTACCTATAGATATTTAAAATTTAACTTAGAATCTGATCTATTAGCTGAATGTAAAAATTTAGTTTATTATAATTATGATGATAGAGATTTAAAAAATGCTATTACTGCTTGTGCTATTAGAAGTCCTGACGGTAAACCTAATAATATGTTTAAGGTAAATCCTGATATTTGCAGTAATTACATGTTTACTAGTATTGTAGGGTCAACACCTAAGCTTATGAGTGAAATTAGTAAATTTAAATGTAATACTGCAAGAATAAGAATTTTAAAACAAGAACCAAAAAATGTAACGCCAATACACATTGATGAAGAAAATTGGCACAACCCTCCTGAAAAACACTTAAGAATTTGGATTGCAATTAACCACAATCCTAACTTTATTTGTGTTTTTGGTAAAGATGAAATATGCTTAGAAAAAGGTCAGGGTGTTGTTTTTGATCCAGATACTCCTCATGGAGCAAAAAATATAGACAGTTCAGAAGCGAGATATTCGCTGAATATGATTGTCAAACCTAACAAATGGTTAAGAGAGAATACTATTGAATATTGATTTTGGCACTGCTTTTCATAAACCAAATGGAAACGCAGTAAAAGTAACTTTAAATGAGTTTAGAGATAAACTATATTTACACATAAGAGAATATTCTATGGATGGAGATACCGGTCAATGGTACCCAACTAAAAGTGGATTTTCGCTACTAGCAGATGAAACAAGTTCGCTACTTCCCTTATTAGAAGCAGCCAGCCAAGAAGTAGCCAAGCAATATATTCGTAGTAATCAATTAGAATTAGATTTGGAGATAACAAATGAGCGTTAAAGCTTGGAATGATGAAGAAGAAGCAAAACTTGTAGAAATGTATGTAGAGAGTGATATAAAAGATGTTTATACATTAGCAGATCATTTTTCTAAAGGTTACAGATCTGTTATAAGTAAGCTAGTACAATTAAAAATTTATGAGAAACCTGTAATAGATCATGGAGAAAAAGGACAAACAGTTAAAGTTATGCTTCGTGAAATAGAAGAACTACTTGGAATTCAAGTAGAAGGTACAAACCTTAACAAAAAGGAAAATCTTTCTTCTCTATTGGCCGCAATTAAAAGTAAAATAAATTAAATGATTAAAATTAATTGTTTATCTAGTAACTCTATGATTAAACAATTTTGTGAGACATTAAAAATTGATTGCGAAGTAAATGAAGACGCCGATTTATGTGAATATTACATAAAAGGTTATGATTTTAACTCTCAACCTGAGTTATTCTCAAAATTATTAAGTAAAATAGATTGGGAGTTTATTAGTAAAAATAATAAAAAACTTATCTTTACTCATTTGATTATATATCATTTAGCTAAATTTGAAGAAGTCTTAACTTACTACATTGAAAAATAT